CGTAAGTAGCCTGGCGGAAAGTACATGTCCGTAGCGACGCTTGAGACTTCCGTGAGCGTTTCTACAGAAATAATGTGCCATTCCAACGCTTTGATAGGAACTGGATACACCGTCATTTCCATATCTGGAAACGTATTGTTTACCCACATAACCTGCGGATAAGTCGATGTAACCGTCTTAAACGCGATGCCATCATACTGCTGTTGATTGATTAGTTTGACGCCAAACGACAGACCTGAGGATGGGTCTTTAAAATAAGTCGCGTCATCAATTTCAATAGGGCGGTTACCTACAAAATCTCCGGTAGGACCAATCGTGCGCGACATGGTATACGCAGGCCAAGTAAACACTTGATCTTGCGTACTAAAAACCGACAAGCGCTCGGTATCCCATGACTGAATCATTTGATTCATCGCCATGATTGAATCTTGCATTACAGCAACTGACGGCTGTTCGCCTTCGGCTAACACACCAAGAAGCCTAAGCGAACCTTCAATAAGTTCAGCAGCAGTTGTCATGGCGCAGTCTCCTGAGTTCTACGGCTACGGCGACGCGTCTGAAGCTCGTTAATAGGCCCGAGTTCATCCGACGCAGATTCAGCAACTAAATCATTAGGGTCGTATTCTTCCCAACCGTTTTGTCTGTCATGCTCAACTTCCATGTCAGATATTGCAACTTTAGCACCATGCGTGGGATGGCGAAGATAGATGACGGCCATAATTTTAATCGGGGGTTGTTACGCCCCCGCGCCTTTAGACGCAGTGAATAAGAGCAAAATTAATAACAACTGCTTCAGACAAAGAACCGCCTGAAATGTTGCGTACGGTGATAGACGCAGAGCCTGCGCTTAAACCCGAAACCCAACAGTTGTATGCGCCAGCAGTAGCGCCGCCACTTACGTTCAAAATCAAAATGTCATTTACAGTGATAAACGAGTTGTTCAACGTAAAAGTCACGTTGGTTGCGCTCGCTAACGCTGCATTGTTCATCGTGATCTGACCGGCTGATTTGTCAAGCGTAACAGCCGTAGATTTGCTGGTCGCTTGGGTCACAGTACCTTGAGCGTCTGCCGTGTAGCCAAACTGTTCACCGGACAGCACGTATTGTGAGCCGATAATGTCTTGGTCTGTAAAAGCAACGCCAATAGGTTTAGTGTTTGACATAGCTGATCCTTTTAAAAATAGGGGGCGAACCCCCTATTGATTACGCAATACGGTAAGCCGTCCAAGTGCCAACGCCGGTCTTGCGCGCAAGCCACTGCGACGACGTGTTAGCCGACACAGCAGCAGTGCCAACAATCGTCCAGCCTGTACCTGCGGTTACAGTAACAGCGTCAGCACTGTCAATGTTGACAACTGCAAACGTGAACGCTGCGTTAACTTTAGCTGCCGAAGAAATTTCATCTTCAAGCAACGCAACCGTGGGTAGCGTCATTGCGCCAGCCGTACCATCAAACGTAAACAAACCGTTTGCTAGTTGTGCTGCCGTAACGGTAGCTGCGCCAGTTAATGCCGTGGGAGCACCCTGAACAAACAACAAAGCCTCGCCGGTATTACCGTCGTTGTACTGATAGCCACCAGCACCATTAGGAATTGCCATGATAAATCCTTTCAAAAAATAATTCGGTAAGGGGGCCGAAGCCCCCTAGATTGATTAGCCCCAGAGACGAACACCCATTTGTGGACGAATCACGCTGTAGCCGTACAGCACGTCAATACGGCAGGGCATACGGTCGTTGTTGATGTCGTACTGACGAACAATACGCATCGAAATACCGTTATGAACCTGACGCGATGCCATGTCAACGCCTTGCGGCATCATCAAGTCGGCGGTAGCGAAGGTGATTGCGTCTTTATGGTAGACGAGGTTTTGTGGGTACTGCGATGAAGCGGCACCAACAAAGGTTACGGCCTTGCTCGTAGCGGGGAGACTGTTAACGGTCGCAAGCGCGTTAGACGCGGAATACATGGGAGCGACAGTGATGTTACCTGCGCCAGAACCATTCAGCGTAACGTCAACGGTTGCGACAAACTGGAACAGCGAACCAGTAGACTCGCGGGTCTGTGGGTTAACAGCATAGCAGTCAGCCACGGTAAACACGTCACCAGCTTTAACGGTTGCGCTAGCGCCAGCGCCTGTGATGGCGATGGTGGTTGCGCCTTCGCTTGTTACAGCGGCAGACGTTGTACCGCCAGTAGCCGTACGCGAGCCGGTCGTAAACTGCTTGATTGACTGAGACATGTTGATCTCATCAAACCCAAGCACACCAACACCCATCATGCCGTTCTTGAACTGGCGACTGATGGTGTCTGTGGGGTTGAAAAGACCTTTCATACCTTCAACCAAACCAGCGTTAGCAGCGGGATTGACTGTAGCGTAACGTGGCGACATAACCGCAGCGTTCTCGTTGAGTTTTTGTTGCGCTTGCAACAAAACTAGCGATGTGCCAGGTGTCGTGCCGGGGGTGCCAACCGAATTACCGATGTACTGGTAAGAGTTAGCAACGTCAGCGTCGATGCTAGCAGCAAGCTGGCTAATACGAGGCTTAAGCACGCGCTCTGCGAAGTCGTCCAACTGCAACGTCAATTCAGCAGACGTGAAGTTAACGCCGATGTGCTTTTGCGAAGCAACCGTTAAGGTGGTGTACTGCTCGTTGTCGCTTTGAACTTGCAGTGCAGCACCATCCGTTACGAGTGCGCGGTCCGGTAGGCGGATACGCAGAGTCGAACCGATTTTAGCGCCTTCGACGGCAAAGCTGTCGTCGTATTGACGATTCACGTTGCGGGTTAAGACAAGATTATTCTCAAGGATTTCAAGCGCCTTGCGAGTAATCATGTCGATGGTAAGTAGACTATTTGCCATGACAATTCCTTTTCAAAAAATTAGCGGACTCGGTGTTGAGCTTCCCATTTCTTAATCTGCCTTTGACGCTCGGCTTCAATCCACTCTGACGTTGACATTTCCTTAATCGAACGCGGGTCAGTCGTGTCTAAAACTCTTGCGTTGCCACCCCGAGGAGTGACAGGCTGAATCGGCGCGGGAGCGCTCGACGATTTCTTAACTGGAGGATTTTCACTTAATTTAGCTTCAATCTTCCCAATCTCTTTTGCCTGCAAAAAAGGCGACAACTTGGCAATACGATCGGCTTCTTTTGGATTAGAACCAAGGTAATAAGCCACCTCGGGGCCAATATCAGACGCTTGAATCGTTTCAGCCATCACTGACGTAATCGGAAGACGAGGGTTGTACGCGACCTGTTCAAAATCTTCGTACTTAGTTCGTGCTTCTTCTTCGCGCTCGTGATAGACCTCAAGAATTTCGGCTCGCTGTCTTTCTGCATCTCGTCGGGCAAGTAGTTCGGCAGCTTTTCGTTCGGCTAACGCTTCCGCGTATTCCTCAGTCGAAGCAAAACTATCTTGCGCGGGTAGATCACCAGACGGCATATCGGGCGTTGATGCCCGCAGCTTTTGTTCTCGTTCCCACTTGCGTTGCTCTCTTGCAAGGCGTTTGCTGATCATCGCGTCAAGTTCAGCCTGGGTAAAACGCTTTTCCTCAGTCTGCTCTGGCGCTTGTTCAGCGACCTCCGGCGCATTTTGTGCAATCTCCGTGGTGGCCGTCACCTCGGGTGCTGGCGCGGATTCAACTTCCGCTAAGTTTTGACTTTCGTCGCTCATAATTCACTCGTTAGAGTCCCGGTCTACTGGGCCGGTACAGTTAATACATCATATCGTACGAACTTTACTGTGGCAATATTGCTTCAACCCAACTTGTCGTTGCTTCATCCCAACTGTACATCTTTCCGTCTGTAGGCATCGCTACTGGAGACTCCCACTGTGCGTTAGCGTTAAGTAGCCAGCTAGCAAAGGGCTTAGGAGGTACAAACGCGTCTATATCTTCGCGGTAGGTATAACCAATGCCTGCGTAGTTCTTACGCATGTTGCCGTTGTAGCTTGTCTGCTTCCAAGTACCACCTAGAATCTTCTCTAGGTGTGCAGCGCCGATATGCTCTTTCTCCACGCCAAAAGCATCAGCCGTATCTTTGTTGTCAACCACAACAACTTGCAGCACTAATCCGTTTTCGTCAATTTTTGCGAAATGACTCATCTACGCCTCCAGCTTTAATCC